TAGCCCTTGTTTATATGTTGGAAAGAAGTTCTAAAAAGAAGGTTAGCGTAGCATAAAACTTTATAAAAAAAAGGTCAATCCATATGGATTGACCTTTTACTTTTTAATCTGGTAGCGCCAATGCTTACCGCCCCTAAGTCCGAAACATCTACATAGAACCTTTCCCGGGTTACCACAACTCTTGATATTAACTGGCTCAGCAGTGATTTGAGGGCGTAAGGATTAATCTCATTTCTCAGGTTGTGCAGCAACGTTGACCATTGGCTATATAAAACATTTTCAGATATTAAGTTCGGAGAATGCTTATAGGCTGCTAATTCTTCGTCCAGGAAGCTTATTTCACTTTTTACGGAAGATAACCTGCGCAGGTCATAATCATCAGCTATACCGTTCTCTATCACGCTGTAAAGGTTATTCAATTTCTTCACTGCATTGGCCTTACGGCTGGACAGTTCTGCTATCTTCCTGCCGTTCTGCGATTTAATCTGGTTATACATTTCAGCGGACCTGGCAATTACCTTCTTAATAAAAGCTGGCGTAAGCGTGCTGATCAGGGAACTGATTACCTTATCCTCAAGATATTCCTTCTTTACCTTTTCCATGTGGCAGGTGTCCGTACCATGATTATTCTGGTTGCAGCACTTATACCAGAAATACGGATACTTTTCTGTGCCGTTGGAATAGCCGGACATTTTGCCATGGCATTCTCCGCATTCAACAAGTCCTGAGAGCAGATAGGGGACCTTAGCGGAAAGAGTTCCGGGTGCCGTTTTCCTTTTTTGCATTTTTCCTCTGGTAATTTTCCATGTCGTGTCACTAATGATAGCCGGAACAGCATTCTCAATCCGGTATGGATTTTCATTCCACCGATGTGAATTGCACTTTCCCATTATCTTAATGCGTTTCCCAAAGGTGTAGGTACCTCTGTAAATTTCATTGCACAATATATCATGCAGAGAATTCTTTCCAAAGCTTTTGCCACGGCTTGTTTTATAGCCGGCGCTGTTTAAGCTCATTATTATAAATGTATAGCCGTAATCCTGGTTGTATAAGTCAAATATCATCCGGACAGCCCCGGCGGAATCTTCATCAATGACATACTTCTGGTTGACTACCTTGTAGCCGAGCGGTGGCTTACCGCCCAAGAACAATGCTTTTTCAGCCCTGACCATTTGCCCCTTCTTAACTTCTTTGGACAGGTTCCGGCTGAAATATGCAGCAAAGCCAACCAAGTTATTTTCCATCAGCTGCCCTTCCGGGGAAGCATCAAGACTTTGCCCGGCATAAGCGTATTGCTTGCCGAGAGAAAGAATTTCATCCTTGAAATGGTAATAGTCAAATTCGTTTCTGGCATTACGGTCTATCTTATGAAATATTATAATGTCGTAAATATCCTGCCTGGCATCTTCAAGCATCAGCCTGTAGCTGTCACGCTTCCTGGTAGTGGTACCGGACTTAGCCTCATCAGTATAAAGCTTTACCACCAGATAGCCTTTCTTTTTACAGTATTCTTTACAGATCTGCACCTGGGCTTCAATGGATTCCTCATGCTGATTCTCACTGCTAAAGCGGGCGTATATGGCTGCTCTTAATTTCATTTTCAATTCCTCCTATTAATGCTATAATAAAAGGGTAGACTTCACCCTTGTTTGGTAACTTGGGAACTACATGACCGTTCGGTAGTGGTGTACCGGGCGGTCTTTTTTATACCAAAAGTTGATATCTACTCAGGCCATTCAGCAATGCAAAGCCGGGTGGTAATTTTTTTATTTAATGTGGCAATGGTTTAGGTGCAGTAAATTTACCGTTTAACGCAATTTTTAAAAGCTTTAATGTGTATTCAGTTTTAATTGGATAATATGAAGAACCTAATGGTTCCATCTTATTGTCTTCAATACGATTATTTGCCTTGTTGTGTATACGCATACTTGTTTCTTTAAATGTGCCATTTGAGCAATTTATAATATAAGTATTTACTGAGTAATATTCTGCATTTAATGGCTCAGTTGTATCATGATGATCCGTTAAAACTTCCATAAAACATTTTTTTACATTGTTATCTATAATGCGTTCAATTCTATCTGGTCTGTAGTAATAAGAATTAATGTCATTAGAATAAAACCATTCCCATCCATTGGGCGGTTCCCATGCGTTACAAACGCCAAAAGAAATTACACTAAAAAATACAAATAAAGAGATTATTTTTTTAAACATATATTTCACCCCATATGTCTCATACGCTCTAATTTATCGGCATTTTCATATTTTCCAAAGTCATTTTTATGACTAATTTCATGCCTGCCAGCAACAAATCCTGTAGTTTCCAAATCTACTACTGTATAGCTATCTGTAATTGAAAATAATTCAGACACTATTAATCACTTCCGTTTTAGTATATAAAATACTATTCTAAGTCATGCCATACATGCACGACTTGGCCAACAACGATAACAGGTAACTTTTCTATATCCTCTTTACTATAAAAATGTGGAGAATATACAGCTTCGTTTAGCGCAGTTAAAATAATACCATTATCTTGATACCGTATCTTTTTTATGGTTGCTTCTGTATTACCATTAATTTGTACCAATGCAATTTTACCATTTTCGACATTTTCCTGCCTACGTATTATGGCAAGATCGCCCTCCATGATACGAGGCTCCATACTATGGCCCTTGACGCGTAAACCGAAATGCTCGCCCTTTATCGCCCAGCTTTCCGGAATGTCTATATACCCTTCAATATTCTGTATAGCGTCTATGGGAACTCCTGCGGCGACACGGCCTAAAATTGGAATGCGTACACCGGAGGACCTCATATTATCTATATTTTCCTCTAATAATGCACTACGGTTTATATTAAGAAACAAGCAGATCTTATCTATTTTATCCATTCTAGGCATTTTGTATCCTTTTACCCAGTTGTTTACTGTAGTACCGGTAACCCCGATGAATTTTGCGAGCTCATTTTGCTGAATATTTTTTACGGAAAGAAAATGGTTGAGATTTTTTGTGAAAACGAATTGAATTTTGTTTTCATTTGTCATAAGAGTACCTCCCCTTTTCTGTATTTTATAACTAAAAGTTTAAAATGGCAATACTAAAAGTAAAGAAAAATAAACTTTTAGTATTGACATAAACTTAAGGTTGATTTAAAATACGAGTAAAGGGTGGTGATAAACATGGAAGAAAAAACAAAACCAGAATTTCAGATATCTTTAGCTTCAGCAAGAACAAATGCTAAATTAACTCAGGAAGAGGTTGCGGCTAAGCTGCATGTATCAAAGCAAACAGTAGTAAACTGGGAAAACGGAAAAACCAAGATAGATGCGGTTAGTTTTGACTATTTGTGTTGTCTTTACCGTATACCTAAAGACTATATTTCTTTACCCTATCAATAAACTTTAAGTTTATTATGCTGCGAAAAGAACAAAGGAAGGTGGTACAGATGGAGCTTGATCAATATACGACAGATGAATTAGTCAAAGAATTGGCAAAGCGTAAAAATGTCGAAACAGGAAATGCCGGGCCGTACCAGCAGTTTGAGGTTAAAAGAAAATACAGCAACAACCGTAGTGAAATTACGGATGCCGCTGTACTTGTTATCCATCATTTTGTTTTTAAATAAAACTCCCAGATTGCATCAAACATTTTCATGTCGGCATGCTTGCTGGCCAGATAGCCATATATAGCCTTTTCGCTTTTAGGAAAATCCTTGTCAGAAAGAATATCCTTAGCAAAATCGCCTATTGGCAAATCAGCATTTTTAAAGTTTGCTATCCAAACTTTAAAAGCACATGGAATTTCAGTAATCATTTATATTCGCCTCCTTCTTTCTAATTGTAACACTAATGTAGATAAAGGAGAAAAAAACGATAGGGGGTATAGACATGAAGATAACTATTGACCGTAAAACAGATGGGGTCCAGGTAGAGGGAACGCTTCCCGATTGTGCGGTAGAAGCATTTGCTCAGCTTTTAGTTACTTATGTGATTGAAAAAGAGACTGAAGAACAAGCTGATAAGCAGGATAGGGAGAAGGTGAGCTAATGAGCAAGATTGAGGACAAATTCTTATTTAGGATAACGTACACCTGTAAAAACTTTAAATATAAAAAGGTGGCAGCAAGATTGGCTGATTCCAAGGAAGAGGCTATTGGTAGATTCTTTGAAGAGCATGATCATCTAAGCAATCTAAAAATCTTGGGTATTAGAAAGTTTAGCCTTGTGGAGGTGTAATCATGGAAAAGCAGCAAGATTATGTTTTAAGGCTTAAGGGTACCATGTATTCATACTGTGAGAAACGCAATAAGGAACGCGCCTTGGAAAAGCAAACGCAAAACAAGATAGGCCGTATATTTTATGTTACCTTGCTAGTTTTTGTAGCGCTGATAGGCTGCGCCGATAGTATCGTAGATTTTATTATTTCGCTTTTATAAGAAGGGAGCTTTTAAAATGAAAAATCAAGAATGGATGGTAGGTAAACCTGCTGAGGAAATAGCTAAGGCATTATCCGAAGATACAAGCTTAGAAATATTGCTTTTTGATGTCTTACAAATTTTAACACATAAGAAAATCAATCCGGAGCAAGAAATGAAGGATGCTAAAAATCTTGAAGCAGAAGTTAAAAATAATACAAAAAGGGTATTCCTTAACTGGCTAACCTGTGAACATAAAGAAAAAACCGCCAGTGCTGACACACCGACGGCTAATTAAATAAAACACTCGCAAAAGCATTTTATTTTTTAATTATATCATTCTTAGGAGGAAAAATAAATGGATATGAATATTAACGTAACGATTGGTGAAACAAAAGAACTTAGAGAAACATTGGAAATGCTGTGTATTGCTTTACAGCATAAGGGACCTTCCGGAGCAATTATAACTAACAATATTGTCCCTGCAAAGCAAGAAACAAAATTAACACCCGTTATTCCAGTAAAACAGGAAACCAAAATTACACCTATAATTCCCACGTCTCCTATAATCCCCGTAATTCCAGTTACACCGAGCGCTCCTATTATACCTGCTGCTCCTGCTGCGCCGGTTATGACGTTGCCAACAGCTACAGCCAAGCAATATACATTAGCCGAGATTCAGGATGCCTGTGCTCCCCTGGTTGATGCAGGAAAGATGGAAGCTATCAGCGCAATCGTTCAAGGCTTTGGAGTAGCGAGCATCGGACAGCTGCCAGAGGATAAAATCGGCGAGCTGGTAATTAAGTTACGGGCATTGGGGGCTAAGCTATGAGCGCCCATGCATTCTTAAGCCCATCCGCTGCACATCGCTGGCTTGCCTGTACTGCAGCTCCTAAATATGAGCAGCAATTCCCAGACGGGGAAAGTACTTATACCAAAGAAGGCACCTTGGCCCATAAGGTAGCAGAATTGAAATTAAGAAAATATGCTATAGAACCTATGAGCATGCGTGCTTATCACACTAGGCTAAACAAACTTAAAAAGGATCCGCTTTGGAAAAATGAAATGGACGACCACACGGAAACTTACCTGGATTATATTAAAAAGATTATGCTGCAATACCCAACCCAGCCACACGTAGTAGCTGAGAAAAAATTGGACCTCAGCAAATATGCCGCCGAGTGCTTCGGTACCGCAGATTGCTTAATCCTATCCGGGGATACTATTCATGTTATTGATTTTAAGTATGGACAGGGTGTACCGGTGGATGCCAAGGAAAACCCGCAAATGCGGTTATATGCTTTAGGCGCTCTGGAAGCTTACCAGATTATCTACAATTTTAAAAAGGTAAGCATGGCCATAGTACAGCCGAGAATTAACAATATCAGCGAGTATGAGCAATCCGTAGAAAGCCTTGTGGAGTGGGGCAAGAACACGGTAGCCAATGCTGCGGCTGCTGCCTTCCAGGGTGGCACGTTCCAGCCTGGCGAACATTGCAGGTTTTGCAAAGGGAAAATGCAGTGCAAGGCCAGAAACGAATACTACGCAGGCATGAAAAAGCTTGTGGATGAAAACAAAGACGCTACACAAATAACCATGAAAAGGCTTAGCCAATACATACCCATAGCCAATGAGCTTAAGAAATGGGCAGATGATATAACAGCTTACGCGCTCACCTGCTGCCTAGATGGTAAGGAAGTGCCTGGCTATAAAGCCGTTGAGGGCAAGGGACACCGCGAGTTTACAGATCAGGATGCAGCTTTCAAAGTTTTAATTGCCAACAAATACAATGAGGCTATCCTATACGAGCGTGTTCCCTTATCCCTGGCGCAAGCTGAAAAAGTCGTAGGACCTAAGCTTTTTGGCGATTTGGTAGGCAAGTATATTTTTAAAGCGCCGGGCAAACCTGCCTTGGCCCTGGCTAGCGATGCTAGGCCAGCGATAAGCAACATAGTTAAAGCAAAAGATATATTTACAAACTTGGAGGGAAAATAAAATGGCAAAAAGTAATTACACTGTTCTGACAAATGTTAGATTGAGCTATGCTCACCTTTTAAAACCTTATTCTAATGATCCTAGCAAAGAGCCACAATTCGATTCTACTATTCTGATTAAAAAAGATGATGCCAAAAACATAGCGACTATTGGCGCTGCTATCGCAGCCGCTACAGAGGCAGGAAGAGCGGGCAAGTGGAATGGCGTAGTGCCGCCCAATGTTCCTAACCCCATCCATGATGGCGATGGCGTTAAGGAAGATGGCACACCGTTTGGCCCTGAGTGCAAAGGCTGCTATGTCTTTACCGCGAGATCTAATGCTGAATATCCAATAGAAATAGTTGACAAGGCTTGTAATCCTATTATGGATCCTACACAAATATACAGCGGGATATATGCTAATGTGTGCGTTAACTTTTCCCCGTATCTGTACCAGACTAAAAAGGGGATTGGCGCATATCTGGGACCTGTTCAAAAGGTAGCAGATGGCGAGCCGTTATCAGCCATCGCGCCTAAGGCTAAAGATGTATTTGGCGCTGCCATTGGTGCAACTACCGTTAATCCTTTAACCGGGAAGCCGATGTAATTATGGCGCATCATTTAAGTATTGATATTGAAACATTCAGTACTGTTAATCTTGGAGATTCGGGGCTGTACAGATACAGCTCCGATCCAAGTTTTAAAATACTGCTTTTCGGGTACAGCGTAGACTTTGGACCGGTTAATGTAATCGACCTAACTAAGGAAAGCATACCGGACAATATCGTAATGATGCTGGATGATCCTAACTATATTAAGCATGCGTATAATGCCGCTTTCGAAATCACTTGTTTAAATGCGGATGGCTATAAAACGCCGGTTGAACAGTGGCGAGATACTATGCTCCAAGGTTCTTACTTAGGCTATCCAATGGGCTTAGCTAAGCTAGGAAAAGCTTTAGGACTGCCCCAGGATAAACAGAAGGACGCCACGGGTAAAGCGCTTATAAAGTATTTTAGCGTGCCGTGCAAGGCCACAAAAAAGAATGGCGGCAGAACAGTTAACCTGCCACAGCATGATCCTGATAAATGGCAGCTGTACATAGAATATAACCGGCAGGATGTTGTAACTGAAATGGCCATCTATCAAAAGCTTATCGCTTTTCCCGTACCAGATGATGTACAGGCCCAATGGGTAACTGATTATAAGATTAATTCCCGCGGGATTATGATTGACACCAAGCTAGTACAGGAAGCCATTAAGATAGATGACAGGCACAGGGAAACTTTAATGCAAAAGGCTATCGAAATTACCGGGCTGAGCAATCCTAACAGCCGCGACCAGCTGCTTAACTGGATTAACGAAAACAGTAATGCTGCATTACCTAATCTGACTAAAGCTACAGTCGCAAATGCCATAACAGGTAATAGCGTAGTGGATGACTTACTGACTTTGAGAAAAGAACTATCCAAAAGCAGCGTAACAAAATATGCAGCCATGGCAGCTTCCGTCGGTAAGGATCACCGCGTACGTGGCTTATTACAATTCTACGGTGCCAGTACCGGAAGATGGGCAGGACGCTTAGTACAGGTACAGAATTTACCAAGAACCTATATTAACTTAGGACCTGCCCGGCATTATGTTAGGACAGGCAACATGGCAGCCCTTAAATTATTTTACGGCGATGTATCAGACACATTAAGCCAATTAATCAGGACGGCTTTTATCGCTCCTGAAGATAAGCTGCTTTGCGTGTCAGACTTTTCCGCAATCGAAGCTAGGGTATTAGCCTGGCTGGTTAATGAAGAATGGAAATTAGAAATATTTAGGACTACCGGTAAGATTTATGAAGCTACGGCATCGCGTATGTTTGGCGTGCCTGCTGAAAAAATTGTTAAGGGCAATCCTGAATATAAGCTGAGGCAAAAAGGCAAAGTAGCCGAATTGGCCTTAGGCTATCAAGGCGGCTCAGCAGCTCTTATACACATGGGGGCCTTGGAGCAGGGCATACCGGAAGAGGAATTACCATCCATTGTCAGGATGTGGCGCAATACTAATAAGACAATATGTGATTTTTGGAATGCCGTAAACACAGCAGCTATAACCGCTACCTTAAATGGCGGTTTAGCCTATAAGCTGGACAAGTTAGTCTTTACTTATGAAAAGGATAATGGCATGGACTTTTTGACTATTAAGCTTCCATCCGGAAGAAAATTGTTTTATCCGGGAGCTCACATAGGAACTAACCAATTTGGACGTGATGCTTTAGTATTTAAAACTTTTGTCGGCAATGCCTGGGTAGATGAATCAACCTATGGCGGCAAGCTGGTAGAAAATATCACGCAGGCCGTAGCCAGAGATTGCTTAGCAGAAGCGCTTGAAAAGCTGGAAGCCTCACACGAATTTAAACCGTTAATGCATATACATGATGAGGTTGTAATGGAAATAAACAGGCCAAAAAGACCGGAAGTGTTCAGGTACGACAGTGAAATGCTACACAGAGCAATCAAGATTATGTGCTCCCCGATACCATGGGCTGCCGGCTTACCGCTTAATGCGGATGGTTTTGTTGGCGAATACTACAGGAAGGAATAAGGACTATGAATAATGACCGCAAGCTAATACTCTCCTGCGGGAATAGCAGGAAGTCAACCAACTGGATACGCACGGAAATAATGTGGTCTGACTTTGTAGAACGCCTTAGAACACCTCAGAGAACACAGGAAAGCATTAAAGAATATCTTAATATGACCAAAGCACAGCAGGGCCAGCTTAAGGACATTGGCGGCTTTGTTGGCGGCAGCTTAGCCGGTAAGCAGCGTAAGGCAGCAGCCATTACAGGCCGGGACCTGGTAACGCTGGATATGGATAATATCGCTTCCGGAGATACCCAGAAGGTCATTAAAAAGATTAATTCCTTAGGAGCCGGATATGTTGTGTACAGTACCCGCTCTCATGCCGAATTTAAGCCCAGGCTGCGCGTAATAATGCCGCTTGATAGAACGGTTACGGCTGACGAATACGAGCCCATAGCGCGCAAACTTGCTGAGGTAATCGGTATCGAAATGTGCGATCCTACTACCTTTGAAGCTTCCCGGTTAATGTTCTGGCCAGGGTGCAGCAAGGACAGCCAGTATGTTTATGCTGCTGCCGATGCTCCCTTTGTTTCTGCCGATGGAATCTTAAAACAATATAAGGATTGGCACGATATTAGGACTTGGCCGCAGGTACCGGGTGAAGCCGTTAAATCTAAAACTGCTTTAGCTAAGCAGGCTGATCCTACTACCAAGGATGGCGTAGTAGGCGCCTTTTGTAAGACCTACAATATTTTCACCGCTATTGAAAAATTTTTACCGCATGCTTATACCTCGACGGATAAAGAGGATAGGCTTACCTATACCGGTGGAACCACAGTAGCAGGTGCCGTAATCTACGATGATGGCAATTTCTTGTACAGCCATCATGCGACAGATCCTTGTAGTGGGGAATTGGTTAACGCCTTCGACCTGGTACGGCTACATCTTTATGGCGATAAGGACCAGTCAGCAAAAGAGGGTACTCCTATTATTAAGCTGCCAAGCTATCAGGCCATGAAGAAATTAGCCTTGGCCGATAACTTGGTAGCTAAGACATTAAATGAAGAAATGGCCAAGAATGCCTCCGATATCTTTAAGCCGCTGGACCAGGCAAAAGCTAAGCCGAATGTAACCAAGCCGGATGAAACTAAGCCGGATGTAAGCTGGCTGGAAGCTGCGGCGCTTGCCTATGACGGTAACGGTTTTCCTAAATCTTCAAGGGACAACATTATACGGATACTTAATTTTGATCCTGAGCTGAAAGGGAAGATTGCTACAGACGAATTTGCAGTAAGAGGATTGGCCTTAGGTGAGCTGCCATGGAATCCTGACAGCAAAAGGCGTATATGGTCTGATGCGGATGATGCGGGGCTGGCCTGGTATTTAGAACAAAGGTTTAATATCCAGGGCCGCGATAAGATTGATAGCGCCCTGGTACTGGTAAGCAATCAGCATAAGATTAACGAGGTCAAGGATTATCTGCTTTCTCTTAAGTGGGACAATAAGCCAAGGCTTGACACGGTTTTTAGGGACTACCTAGGAGCCGATAACGACAAATACACAGAGGCCGTGGCCCGTAAAAGTTTTACGGCTGCCGTGGCCAGGGTAATGGAGCCAGGTTGTAAGTACGACTATACGCCTGTACTGGTTGGGCCGCAGGGCATCGGCAAAAGTACTTTCCTTGCCACCTTGGGCAAAAGCTGGTTCAGCGACAGCCTGCAAAGTTTTGACGGCAAGGAAGCCGCCGAAATGATACAGGGTATCTGGATTAATGAGATAGCCGAAATGACCGCCTTTACCCGCAGCGAATTAAATGTTATTAAACAATTTCTCAGTAAGAGGGATGATATCTACCGCCAGGCTTATGGCCGGCGTACAGAAAAATTCCCGCGTAAATGCGTGTTCTTTGGCACAGAAAATAATTTTGCTTTCCTAAAAGATAGTACAGGTAATAGGCGCTTCTGGCCCGTTGACTGTGGTGTTAATAAGGCGCCCAAAAGCATAATTAAGGATTTACCGGGAGAGGTTGACCAGATTTGGGCGGAAGCCGTAGTACGTTACCGCCTCTCTGAGCCGCTTTATTTTGAGGGCGACACAGAAGCCTTGGCCAAGAATAAACAGGAGCAGCATAGAAACGTAAGCGCCTGGGAAGGCTTAATTATAGACTTTATAGACCGACAGATACCGGATAAATACGATAGCTTAGGCTTAGAAGGTCGGCGCATGTTCTGGACCGGACACATGGAAGATTGTAACCTGGTTCAAAGAAACAAGGTATGTGCTATGGAAATTTTCTGCGAATGCCTGAATGGTGATCCTAAATACATGAAGCGTTCAGACACGCAAGAAATTAACCAGATACTAGCCAATTTACCGGGCTGGCAGCGTAACAGGTCGGTACGCAGATATGGCTATTGCGGAATACAGAGAGGCTTTGAAAGGCTGATTTAGGCGTAAACATTCCCGTAAACATTGGTGTAAACATGTAAACATTCTCCAAAAATGGTGTAAACATTGAATGTTTACGTTTTCGAGATTGTTTACGCAAATGTTGACGGCTATAAACCGCTTAACCAAGCCAAATACTTATATAACGTAAACATGTAAACATTTATTTATATATAAATATATAAATTATAAATATATAGGCGTATATAGCCTATAACGCACCATGTACACGCATTATATACGCGTACGCGTGAGAATGTTTACGGTAAGACTAAGGAGCATGGAATGCTAGAAAAATATATTGAGCAGAAATTTGTCATGGGAGTAAAAGCCTTAGGAGGCCGGGCTTATAAATTTGTTTCTCCCGGTAACTCTGGCATGCCGGACAGGTTATGCGTGCTTCCAGTAAACAGAATTATTTTTGTGGAGCTTAAGCAGCCATCCGGAAGATTAAGCAAGCTGCAAAAGATACAGCAAGATAAGCTTAAGAGCCTGGGCTGTGATGTGCGTAATCTGTGGAGTGCTGAGGACGTAGAAAACTTTTTAAGGGAAGCAGGTAATGGCCATGCAGTTTAACCCTTATCCGTACCAGCAATTCTGTTATGAGCAGCTTATTAATCATCCGTCCATGGGATTGTTTTTAGATATGGGACTAGGCAAAACCATTATTACCCTATTAGCCATTAAAGAGCTTAAGTATGGCAGGTTTCAGGTTGCCAAGGTTCTGGTAATAGCTCCTAAGAAAGTAGCAGAGGCTACCTGGCAGCAGGAAGCGGCTAAATGGAACAATGTTAAGAGCCTTAGGATATCTACTGTCCTGGGGACAGAAAAGCAGCGTATAAAGGCCATTATGACGCCAGCAGATATTTACGTCATTAACCGTGAGAATGTGGTATGGCTGGTGGACTATTACAAGAATAATTGGCCCTTTGATATGGTGGTGGCGGATGAAAGCAGCAGCTTTAAGAGCCATAAGGCCAAAAGGTTCAAGGCTTTGGCGGCAATACGCAGCCATATAAAGCGCATGGTATGCCTGACCGGTACACCTACGCCTAACGGCCTGCTTGATTTGTGGAGCCAGGTGTATTTGCTGGATAGGGGTAAAAGGCTGGGCGAAAAATTTACCCATTATCGGGAAAGATTTTTTGAACCAGGGCAGCGTAACAGGACCACTATTTTCAGCTGGGATCCTAAAGACTGTGCCTGGGAAAATATTATGGCCAAAGTTAGCGACATCTGCATAAGCATGAAGTCAGAGGATTATTTGCAGCTGCCGGAAATCGTTTACGATGATATACCGGTTCAGCTGGACAGCAAAGCTACAGGCGCATATAACGAGCTGGAAAAGAAAATGGTGTTGAACCTGATCAGCCAGGATAAAGTTATTGACGTAGCCAGCGCAGCAGCCCTAAGCAATAAGTTACAGCAGTTGGCCAATGGTGCAGTATACGATGACGCCGGAAGATGGTACCCGGTACATGATTGCAAGATTGAAGCTTTCTTAGAGCTTTTAGAAAAGCTGCATGGTAAGCCGGCCTTGGTATTCTATAATTTCCGTCATGACCTGGAACGTATAACAAAAGTACTGAATGAAAAAACTAATTTAGTGTTTGAGTGCCTGGAAGGCGCTAAGGAAATGGCCGACTGGAACGCAGGCAAGCTTAACGTGCTATTGGCCCATCCGGCCAGCTGTGCATATGGGCTTAATTTGCAGCAGGGCGGCAATCATGTTATCTGGTTCGGTCTTAACTGGTCCCTGGAATTATACCAGCAGGCTAATAAAAGGCTGCATAGGCAGGGCCAAAAGGAACGTGTTATAGTGCATCACCTTTTATGCCGTGGTACCCGTGATGATGATTTAATCACGGCCTTAGGTAAAAAAGATAAGGCGCAGCAGTTTGTACTAGAGAGCTTGAAAGCCAGGATTGATAAATACAGGGAGGCTGAAAAATGAACAAAGATGATATACAGCAAATCAAACTTGTAGAAGTTATAGAAATAAAATTTTCAACGTATGATTCAGCATCGGAAAAGCAATTTTTAGTAACACAATATTACACTAAAGACGGAATCTTATTAGCAGAAAGGCAGAAGCCAGCATGAAAATAAAAATTAATAATGTCGAGTATGTAATTAGGCGCTGCCCGTGTGGAGCAGCTCCAATAATTAAGTACTTTAAAATGCGGCCCTTTTATAAAAAAAGATATCGTACAGTTATTTCCTGCCCTAATGCTATAAGTCTTCCGTGTCATAATAAAAAATGCATTTGCTTTCCGGCTATTAGCACTGAATATAAATACACGGCGGCTGATACTGAGACTGAAAAGAAAGGCATTCAATTTGTAGTTACTTCCTGGAATGAAACTATAAATAAAATTTTTCCTAAAGTAGGTGATTAAATGAAATGCTTATATAAGGTGCCGACTAAAGATAAAGAGCTAATTAAACAAGCCAATAAAATGAATATGTCGCCTATTGATATTTGCATGATTAACGGGGAAACCTGCAATAAACAGAACTGTCCTAAAAAGGAAATGTGGAAGGAGCCTAAATAAAAAATGCTAAGAGATTATTTCTGGTATCAGCTTGGCAAGACGGCAGGAACAAACGGAAATCCTAATTCCGATATCTTTGCTTATTATGGTATTACTTTAATTCTAGCTTTAATATTTTTGCTAATAGGTTTTGTGATTAAGAAAAGGCGGTGGTAAGTAATGGCAATATTGGATTTTAAAAAGGCAAAGTTAATTTACGTAGCCCATCCTTATGGCGGTAATGATTCTAATAAAATAGCCTCTGAGGAAAATATAAACAAGCTATTTAAGCTTTATCCTGACAGGACTTTTATTAGTCCGTTACATGGTATTTGCTGCCCTTATGATAGCGTTTCTTTTGAAGAGGGTATGGAACATTGTTTTAAGCTTTTGGAAAAATGCGATGCCTTATTATTAACCGGATATTGGGAAACCAGTAAAGGATGCGCATTAGAACAAGAATTTGCCAAGAATCATAATATACCCATTTTTTATTTATCACCTACACAATTTAATTATTTATTACCTAACCCAGAGGATACGCCAGCTGAGGATAAACCAGATAAGGTTATTGACCATCCGCAGCATTATACCCAGGGTGGTATAGAATGCATAGAGGCCATAAAGGCAGCTACCACTAATTTAACCGGTATTAAGGCTGTATGTACAGCCAATGCCATTAAATATCTGTGGCGCTGGAATGAGAAAAACGGTACCGAGGATTTAAGAAAAGCCGAGTGGTATATTAACAAGCTGATCAGTGAGGTTAACAATGAGTAAAGACTGGACCGGAAATAAAAAGGCAATTTTTACATCTTTGGGAGCCAGCAATCATGCGCAGGGTAAAAGAGAAAGTAATGATTATTACGCTACCGAGCCAAGAGCGGTTGAGCTGCTTCTGGAGCGTGAAAAATTTTGTAATAATATTTGGGAGCCTGCCTGTGGTGAAGGCCACATCAGCAAAGTACTATTAGCACATGGCTATAAAGTTTTAAGCACGGATTTAGTTAACCGGGGCTATGGTTCAGGCGGTATAGATTTTCTAAAAGCTGGTGGTCCGTCTAGCGTGGACGTGTGTTTTCGGGGGGGGGTATTTGATATAATTACCAATCCACCTTACAAGTATGCTTTGGATTTTTGCAAGAAAGCTTTTAGGCTAATAAGGCCTAAGCAAAAAATAGCGATGTTCTTAAGAATCCAATTTTTGGAAGGCCAGGAGCGCCGACAATTTTTTACAGTATTTCCGCCGGCCCGGATTTATGTGGCCAGTAAAAGGCTTAACTGTGCAAAAAATGGTGATTTTAAAACCTATTCAAATAACAGAGCTATTTGTTATGCGTGGTTTATTTGGGAAAAAGGTACCTTTGGAGAGCCTGTTATCCGGTGGATTAATTAAGGGAAAGCGTGTATAGAATGACTGAGCTAATAGAAGCCATTATATGTGTTATTGTTATAGCTTTGATTTTTTACGATATTTATTCTTCGGGAGGTTACGGATGAATACTAAGACAGTTAAACATGCATTAAACGCTTACTGGTATGCAACGCAGCACTTGTGTAATTTGGCTGAGAGATATAATAGGCTAAAATCGCAGGCGGAAAAAATAACTACTACGTATTCACCTGCTCCAGGAGGTTCAGGCAATCAGGATAAGATATCTAAAGCAGCAGCTAATTTAGCAGATTTGGAAAAGGAATATCAGGCAGAATACCAAAAAGCCCGTGATGCCATGCATCGCGTAGAAGCACTTATAGGTAGCCTGGATGACTTTAAGCAGCGCCTTATTCTTGAAGATGAATACCTAGATTTTAAGAGCCGTAGGCAGATTGCATATAATAGGCATTTCTCTTACCGTACGGTTACAAGAATACACGAACAGGCATTAATAGAGCTAAATAAACACGTTTTTTAGAAAACTTGTCCTATTTTGGCCACACTTGTCCTAATTTGGCCACACTTGTCCTAATTTGGCCACACTTGTCCACCCCAAAGTGTGGTATCATGTATACTGAGCAGAAAAGGAAAACAGCTTCCTTTCAAAAGCCCCTTCTTAAACAAGGACACGGTATACACAAGCCGTGTCCTTTTCTTATACAAAAAATCGGAGTGCAAAAATACCATGGAACAGTTAGAAAAAATTAGCTATAGAATTAGAACCGTAGATACATATAACCTGGATTATCTTGATGGTAAACGAGTAGCTGGTCCTTACCAGCTGCCAATTATCAAGAAGTGCGATTACATACCTAAGGACCTGATAGGCTTTAATTATATGCTTACGCAAAAGCCGAAGCCTATGGTAGGAGTACATTTCTACTTAGATGATTACCAATTTGAGCGCCTATGGAATAGGCCTATGCTTTACTTGCATACGCTCGCTAAGTGGGATTGTGTGCTTACGCCTGATTGGAGCCTGTATATGAATATGCCCATGGCTATGAAGCTGTGGAATGTGTACCGGTCCAGGCTGATTGGCCAGATGTTACAAGATTTTGGAGTTAATGTTATTCCTACGCTGAGCTGGGCGGAGAAAGCTACATACCAATTTTGTTTTTGCGGAATTGAGCCAGGCGGTGTTGTTTCTGTTTCAACATTAGGCGTGAAGAAAAATAAAGAGGCCTTAAAAGTTTGGTTTGCTGGGATGGATGCAGCAATACAAGCTTTGCAGCCTAGCTGTGTTGTTGAATATGGCGGCGACTTAGGCTATAATTATCCCTGCAAGGTAGTACGAATAGAAAACCATGTTACCACGCGGGAAAGAAAGATAGGGAATCGTTAATGGGCGGGCGTGGAGCTGCTTTTTACGTAAAGAGATTTATAAAAAATAATGCTGAAAAGGTTGTTACAAAAGGCGATTTAATAGGTCAACATTTTAATTCAAAGGGTAAAGATTATCAATACATAGGAATTGTTGAAGATGGTTTACTTATTCAGCAAAATACTCGTGGCTCAATAGGGCTTCCGTCTAAAGTATCGATACCAAATCAAACGCTGATATTACCAAGTGCTAGAGAGCGCATTTACATAGGCGGATATGATGCTAATGGGGCTATTAAAGAGCATGTTGATATAGGACAAACGCATGTTAATAGATATCCTGATGGAACCTATGATGTATTTGATAAAGCATTTGTGCATATTCAGCATTTACAATCAGGGCATCCTGAGTATGCGTGGGATCTTAACGATGCAGAGCTTGGTAGGTATAGAAAAACAATAGAAAAAATGGGAGGTAAGGTACGTGAAAAAAATAGAATCTTACCTGAAGAGAGACAAAGTAGAATTAATAGAGTTTGAGTATAATAAAAAAACTTATGTGCTTTCAGGTTGGTGGATACTAGAAGTCTTTAAAGATGAAGGTAAAAAGGATAAAGTATCTTCTACGATTTTTGAAAGTAAGGAAGATTTTTTAAGCGCTAAAATTTTTGATGGTAAGAGTATAAGGGAAATTGATGATAGTAAAATAAAAATTTTTGAAGTTTATGAAAATTAAATGCTACCGCTGCTGAAATAATCAGTAGCGGTTTTTTATTGCTAAAAACAGGAGGCTATAAAAATGGGTGGGCGTGGTGCAGAATACGATAAAGGAAAACTTATTGATCATCTAAAGGGCGAAGGCATAGGTAAAGGTACACCGGTACCCATGGATATAGAACAATTTAAGGGTATGAGCTTGCAGCAGATAGAGGCAAGAATAAGAACGCTAAAGCATGAAGAACTATTTGTTTTAGATAAAGGCGGTAACGTAGTAGCCGCATACAAGGGCGATTCTAATAGCGTGGCCTTTCCCGAAAATCTCCGGTATGAAAAAGGGGCAACCGTTACACACGGTCATCCAAAATCAGCCGCTGAATTTGGTGGTACCTTTTCTTTTGCAGATATGAAAAATATGTTAACATCCAAGTGGACTGAACACAGGGCGACAGCATCCGGGCAGGGCGAAATGAATTATATTCTTAAGCGTACTGGCAGGGCTAATGCCAAGGGATTCTATGATCAGATTAATCGTGATTATACTAAGTTAGTGTCAGGCCTTTCCAAAACTTATGATAAAGCATATAATACAGCTAAGACCAAAGGTGCTAATACAAAGGCGGCTATGCATGTTGCCAGGCAGTCAGCAGTCGGTACTTTAAATCAGTATTATAAGAAAACCGCTGGCAAGTTTGGATTTAATTATGTTACTAGAAAAGAAGCTTATGAGTATGGTAGATAAGGAGTGATGCAGTATGGTAAAGGACCATTTAGCTAATACTACGGATGGCGATTTCTTTGATCAGATGCGTAAGATAGAACGCGATGCATTAATTAAGGCCGGCGATAAAGAGGCCTTAGCTATTCTTGATGAAGAGGAACGCAAGGCCAAGGAAGAGGCCGAGCAAGAAGAAAATAAATAACTAGATAGGAGTTAACCACTACCGATTTTTCGGCAGTGGTTTTTTTATTGCATAAATGGCTAGGGACTTTGCAAAATCTTTTTATGAATCAAAGGAATGGCGCAAGTGCAGAGCTGCTTATATTAAATATGCTAATGGTTTGTGCGAGCGTTGCGGTGAAGCTGGTAATGTAGTACATCACAAAATCCATCTTACGCCGCAGAATATTAACGATCCTAATATAACTTTAAACTTTGATAACCTAAAGCTAGTATGTCAGGATTGCCACGCCATAGAGCATAGTAAAGATTGTGAGCCTGCAATTAAATCCGGGCTAAGGTTTACAGCTAACGGCGATATTATAAAGGCCCCCCTTAAAAAATAGGGGTATGCCGGAAAAAGAAAAACCGCGTATAGGCATTAGCGTAACACACGGGGCATTTTTTAAGAGGGAGGGGGTATAGGTAAAATGGCACTAAATAGCACAATTTCTAAAAAGAAGGCGGCTATTACCAAAGAAATAACCAGACTTAAAAAAATTTACACTGATTTGGAACCAGCTAAACAAATTTTAGCCGTTAAGCTTATCGAAAGCGCAGCCTTTTTATCCGTTACCCTTAAGGACTTACAGGACCAGATGCTCGATATTAATAATTTGTCGGAAAAGCAGAAAAACGGCCCAAGGCAATATTTTACTAAGCAAAGTACAAGCGTTACGGTCTATGAATCCGCGCTAAAAAGTTACAGCGACATAATAGCCCAGCTTGATAAGATGCTGCCTAAACCTAAGCCTATCGTTAAGAAGTCTGGCGGTGAGACAAATGACGAACTTGAAGCCTTTATTAATTCCCGCTAATCCGATAGCTGAGTATTGGCAGCTGATTGAATCCGGAAAGCTTACAGTCAATAAAAAAATCCGGATTGTATATAAAAAACTAATTAGTGATATGGAAAATCCTAATAGCGTGTGGACCTACGATGATAGGAAGGCCCAGCACGCTATTATTTTTATAGAGCATTTTTGCAAACACAGCAAAGGTAAGATGGGCGGACAGCCTTTTATATTGGAGCTTTGGGAAAAGGCTTTGGTAGCTGCTGCTTTTGGCTTTGTGCATAAGATTGACAGGACTAGGCGCTTTCAGGAAGTTTGGCTGATGGTGGCCAGAAAAAATGGTAAATCAACACTAGCTGCAGCTATTGGCCTGTACATGATGATAGCTGATCAGGAACCAGGCGCAGAAATTTACGCCGTGGCTACTAAAAAGGACCAGGCTAAGATAATTTGGCTAGAAGCTAAGCGTATGGTTATGAAGTCGCCAGCTCTTCTAAGGAAAATCAAGCCGCTGGTATCCGAAATGGTTGCAAGCTTTAATGACAGCACGTTTAAGCCTCTGGGCAGTGATAGCGATACCCAGGATGGCTTAAATGTTCACTGTGGTTTATTTGACGAGGTTCACGCCTGGAAGGATAAAAACCTATATGACGTAGTGAAAGATGGTACCTCTTCCCGTGAGCAGCCTTTAATCTTAATTACTACTACAGCGGGTACGGTCCGGGAAGGTATTTTTGACCTTAAGTATGCTGAAATTGAACGAATCATAAAAGGCTATGGCGACGGTATCGAATATAACGACCGTATTTTGCCAATCATATATGAACTTGATAGACGGGATGAATGGACTAAGCCGGAATGCTGGATTAAGGCTAATCCAGGTCTAGGAACAGTTAAAAAGCTGGAGCAGCTGCAAGGTAAGGTTAAAGCTGCCCAGCTTAATCCTATATTTGTTAAAAATTTGTTATGCAAGGATTTTAATGTACGCGAAACCGGTATTGATTCTTATTTTAGCTATGACGAAATTCTTAACAGAACAAAATTTAATCCCTTGGAATTACAGCCTAAGCCTCGGTATGGTATTGGCGGCGCCGACTTATCAGAAACAACCGACTTAACAAGCGCCTGCTTAATATTCAAGCCAACTAAGGACAGCCCGCTATATTACCTTGGCATGTACTGGATACCAGAAGATGTATTTGAGCTCAGGGTACATGAAGATAAAGTACCCTATGACGTTTGGCGGGACCTTGGCCTTATCCGGGTAATACCAGGCAATAAAAACCATCCAAAGTACATTACAGAATGGTACCGGGAAATATCTAAAAAATACGATATCTTTATCAGTTGGGTAGGCTATGATGCCTGGGCTGCTTCGTATTGGGTAGATGAAATGTCAGCCGAATTTGGCCCAAAAAGTATGCTGGCCATAAGGCAGGGTAAGCAGACCTTAAGCAATCCTTTAAAAGAAATTAAGGCCGACCTAAAAGCAAAAAGAATTATCTATAACGATAATCCGGTACTTAAATGGTGCATGACCAACGTAAACATAGAAACAGATAAAAACGGTAATATTCAGCCGCATAAAGGGGTTAATCAAAAAGCGCGTATAGATGGCTTTGCAGCTCTTCTTGATGCTTATGTAGTTTATCTGGCCCATAAGGATGAATATGAAACAGATATTGGAGGTTAAACAATGAATATCTTAACCAGGCTAATTAATTTAATCACGAGGAACAAAAATCCTACCGAGGTTATGTATCAGCTCTTAAGGGAGCGTGGTAATGGATGCTGGGAGTGGGACGGTAAATTATACGAAAGCGATTTAATACGGGCCATAATAAGGCCATTTGTCATAAGTGCAGGTAAATTTAATCCTAAACAAATTACGGGTACGGCAGCGGCAACTAAGGTTAACGCTGATGCGTACCTTACTTTTTTGCTTAAATTTCCTAATCCGATTATGACAGGCCAGAAATTCAGGGAAAAGCTAGCCTGGCAATACATGCTTAATGGTAATGCTTTTGCCCTGTTATATCGCGACGAAAACGGTTTTGCTGTACAGGCCTATCCGATTAATGCCTACGGTGTTCAGGCTAAATACGATGAAAAGATGAACCTGTATTTGGAGTTTGTACTAGAGAATGGCAAAACAGTTACCTATCCCTATTCTGACGTTATCCATGTGCCGCATGACTTAGGTAGTAATGAATTATTTGGCTCCGGTAACAGAAAAGCCTTGGAGCCTTTAATGACGGTTGTTACCGCAACCGATGGCAGCATAGTATCCGCCATTAAGAATAGCGGGATTATCAGATGGCTGCTTAAGTACAGCCGGTCCATGAGGGCAGAAGAGCTAAAAACACGGGCGGAAGAATTTGCCAGCAGCTTCCTTGATACCACGGATAACAAAAATGTGGGCGTAGCTGCTACAGGCTCCGATGCCGATGCTGTGCAAATCGCGCCTAATGACTATGTACCTAATGCTTTATTACAGGACCGGACTACCCGCAGGGTGCTGGAATACTTTAACACCAACGAAAAAATCGTAATGAGCACATATACCGAGGATGAATGGAACGCGTACTACGAAGCCGTGATTGAGCCATTCGCTGTGGCTTTAGGTGAAGAGTTTACACGTAAAGTTTTTTCCCGTCGGGATATTGGCTTAGGCAACAGGATTATTTTTGATTCTACTAGCCTGCAATATGCCAGCATGAGCACAAAATTAGCCCTGGTTCAGATGGTAGATAGAGGTGCTATGACACCTAACCAGTGGCGCGAAATTCTCAACATGGGGCCAACAGGAACGCCAGAGGGTGATATGTATATTCGTCGACTGGATACCGGACTGGCTAACCAAAATAAGAACGGAGGTGAAAGTAATAATGGCAAGTGAGCTTAAGAAGTTATTAATTAACGGCACTATTATTCCTACGAGTTATCAGCTTATGTATAGCTGGTTCGGTGAAGAGGCTACTAGCCCCGACACGGTAAGAAATTTTTTAGCTAATGCCAATAAAGAAGATGTGATTGTGGATATTAATAGCCCAGGCGGTTATGTATATGCCGGCTTTGAAATTTACAACCTCTTAAAGGATTATCCGGGAAAAGTTACAGCACGGGTAATGTCCTTAGCGGCTAGCGCAGCATCTATGATAATGTGCGCCGCTGATCATGTTCAAATATCACCTTTGGCGCAAATTATGATTCATAACGTCCAAAGCCGCGGTACAGGTGATTACCGAGATTTTCAAAAGACCGCAGAAGAGCTTAAGCAGCTTAATAGAATCAGTGTCCAATGCTATATAGCCAAAACTAAAAAGCCGGAACAAGAGCTATTAACCCTTATGGATAACACTACTTTTATGAGTGCTAAGGAGGCTTTGGCCAATGGTTTTGCGGATGAGATTTTGTTTAAGGATGATAGCCAAGAAGCTAAAGTGGCGGCCGCAGAAAGTGCCTTAATCATTCCGCCTAAGATGCTAGCTGCGCTTAGCGATTATATGAAAATCAAGGAAACCGAAAAAGAAGCAAAAGCAAAAGAGCTTGAAGAGAAAAAAGAAAAGGCTTTATCCGTTGAAAATGAACGGTTAGCATATTTAACCTTAAAGGGAGGAATTTTAAATGAATAAGGAACAATATTTAGCAAAAAGGAAAGAACTTTTGGCAACTATGAAGGCTGCTTTAGAAGCTGGCGATGTTGCCAAAGCTAAGGAAACCGGTGAAGCTATTGGAAAGCTTGATGCTGATTATGCAGCTATCGCTAAGGAAGCTGCTAATATGGCAGCCCTGCAAAATCAGGTTATCCCTGCTGGTGCTCCTGTTAATGCCGGAGCAGCTGCTCCCGCTGGTGGCGCTGAAAATGATTTGAAGGCACAGGAAGAGCTATATGCTACAGCCTTCGCTAAGTTTATGATGGGCCAAAGCTTAACCAGGGTGGAACAGGAAAATTTTGATAAGATTAACGCTCCTACTGCAGCCATGACCGAAAGTGAGCACTCTGTACTTGTACCACACACTTTACGCGCTGGTATTTGGGAAGAGATTGGCAAGGTTCATCCTATTTTGGCTAAGGTAGCCAGAACTATGGTACCCGATGATCTAGATATTTTAGTTGAAACTGATTCCGGTGATGATGCCACTTGGTACGACGAGAATACTACTGTTGCAGATGGCGATACTAAGCAGGTAATGGTTACTCTTAAGGGTAATGAATTGGCTAAAGCAATTCCTGTTACCTGGAAGCTTAAGAAGATGGCCATTAATGAGTTTTTAACCTATATTGCTAAGAAGTTGGCTGATAAGATGGCCAATGCTTTAGCTGAGGCCATTATGAATGGTAAAGGCCAGCCTGGTAATGAAGATACCTTTAAGGGCCAACCTAAGGGTATTTTAACCGCCTTGGCTGCTGAAACCAGCACACCGCAAATTATTACTTATACCGCAGCTGACGGTATTAAGTATTCTACTTTGACCAGCTTAATGGCCAAAGTAAAAAGCGGGTATCTTAGTGATGCATGCTTTTACGCTACCAATACCACTATTTGGACACAGCTTGCTAATATCGTAGATACTACCGGCCGCCCGATGTTTATTCCCGACGTTACCAATGGTACTGTTGGCAAATTATTTGGTATTCCCGTATTTGAAGAGGATTCCGTAGCAGATGGTGCAGTAGTTTTGGCCAATGTTGCTAAAGGCTACGTTATGAATGTAAAAGAAGATGTAAGCATGTACTTTGAGGACCACATAAAAGCACGTACCACCGATTACATGGCTTACGCTTTGATTGATGGCATGCCTATTACTACTAAGGCCTTTGCTTTGCTAAAAAAATCAGCTTAACCGTAAGCCCTGAAACGGCTACATTTAGCAAAGCTGCGGCAGCTGATGTAGTGCTTACGGTTGCAGGAGCCACTGCGATTACTGCTCTAAAGAATGGTACATCTAATGTTAATACGGCTAATTATACGATTAACGGCTTAGCATTAACCATTACAAAAGAGTACTTAGCCGGCTTAGCTAACGGTGATAAGACATTCACTGTGGTTACTGATGCAGGGAGCGTAGTATCTACTGTTACGGTAGGTGATTAATAATGGCTTTAACGCATGCAGAAGTTAAGCTGTATTGCAAGGTTGATAATGCAGAGGATGATATGCTTATTGAAGGCCTTATTGAGGCCGCCGAAGCCTTATTGCTAGAACAGTGCGGTAAGACTACTTTTGTTGGCAACGATGGTACGGCAAATGAACCTATTGAAGATACAGCCCTTTTTCAGACTGCACAAAAGCAGCTGATAGCTCACTGGTTCGATAACCGTACCGCCGCTTCCAGCGGTGCCTCAAAAGATATGCCTTTTAGCGTAGATATGCTCATAGCTCATTTTAAGTATTCAAAGGAGTACGTATGAAAAAAAATTATGAGGTAGGGGAACTTAAAGACAGGATTCAAGTCATGCGAGGCGCTAACACTAAGGATTCAGAAGGCAATCGCATTAAAGAACCCTACGCAGAAATTTTACGGCTATGGGCTAATATCTATTTTAAGTCATCCGATGTAGTGAGCTTAACCGGTGATTTAATTCATTCAGTCAGAACCGAAATAACAATACGGTATCGTACGGATATTCTTGAAGCAGATAGAATTATTGATTATGTTCATAAAAGAACCTATGAACAGACAGCGCCAGCCATGGTTACACCTAACCGAAAATGGCTGGTACTTATCTGTCGAGAGGTGGTTGATCCGGATGGGGAACAATAATTACCCAAATATTTATACTATCTTTGACAAACTGGAAGCTGATGCTAAGAACCGGCTTAAAAAAGCCTTACGTGATAGCGCGCAGCTTGTAGTTAATGAGGCCAAAAGTCGTGTACCGGTAAAAACGGGTAGGCTTCGGGATAGTATAGTTATTGAGGATAAATACGAAACCGTATTATTTATTCGGGTACAGGCAAAAAATAAAAATGTTGCATACGGGCGAATAGTTGAGTTTTCGCCCGTTATTAATAAGCCGTTTTTATATCCGGCAAGGGATGCTAAGCTCAATGATATAAAGAAAAAGTTTGAAGATGCTTTAGGGGAGGCCGTTAAAAATGTTCAGCATGAATGAAAAAGTTTATGCTGCCTTATCCAAAAATGAAGTGATTAAGGCAGCCTGCGGAACAAGAATTGACCATAACGGAACACCAGATGGCGGTACATATCCTGCTTTGTATTATGGTGAGATTTCTAATGTACCGGCCTTAATGGCTGATAACATGGAAAAGTTTACCAGGCTTACCATACAGGTAAGCATACTAAACGATACCGGGGCATTTGGTGAACTGCCTAAAGCGGTTGAAACTGTAATGCTAGGACTTGGCTTTATCAAGTTTAGCTATAATGACTTGAATTGGATTGACAACGGAAGCCGTATTTATTGCAAGGCTATGAGATACACTATTGGAGGTGTAAACGAATAATGAATACTATTGGTTTGGATAAGTTTTATTACGCAAAGATTACTAAAGATGATTCTACCGGGGTAACTTACGAAACACCGGTAGCCATTCCGGGATTACGTAAATTTAGTATTAATCCTAATGGCTCTAATAATACGCTTTTTGCTGATAATGGCCCGTGGGAAACTGCATCGGCCCTAGGCAAAATTAGTATTAGTATTGAGCTGGCAGAATTACCTTTAGAGCATCAAGCCGCTTTACTTGGCCATACAGTAGCAAAAGGTGTATTGGAGAAAAAAGCTACAGACGAGGCACCTTATGTGGCTATTATGTGCAGAGCGACTAAGGGCAACGGCAAGTATGCTTATATTAAGGTTTTAAAGACAAGATTTACGGTACCTACCACTGAGGTTGATACCAAAGAAGATAATGTGGCGTTTAAGACACCTACAATTACCGGTGAAGCCGTGCAGCGCAAATATGATACTAAGTATATGCGTATTGCGGATGAAGATGCTACCGGTTATGAGGATGTATCCGGCACTTGGTTTACAAGTGTTGAGCCCACTGTATAACACAAAATTAGGCGGACCTTTTATGGCCCGCCTATTCTTATATAAAGGAGAAATTTAACTATGAAAATTCCCGAAATTATTATTAACGGTAAAACATATATTGCAAAGAAACCAAAAATCAAATATTGGGACCAGGCAGAAACTTTGGGCCAGCGCCTAGTAGAAAGCGATAACTTTGTACTCGAATATAGCAAATTTATTGCCGATGGCTTTGATGGTCTTACCACTGAGCTGGTAGAAGATAATATTGACCTGGCTGACTTAAAGCCTAAATGCTTAGAGATTATATCCTGGCTGCGTACGGTTGTTAATGAAAAATTAGAGGCAATCCCAAACGTGGAAAGCCAGGAGAGCAAATAAAGTTATCCTGGCAGGAACAGGTACAAGCTATCTATTATTTTTGTGCTCACGAATTTAACTGGACAAAGAAACAGATAGGTAAGCAAGATATTAACTTTATTATGGATTTATTAGTAATTAAGGATAAGCTTGAACATCCCGCAGGCAATAAGCCTGAATACGGCATGAGTAAGCAGACCGCAAGGGCTTTAGGGATAATAGTTTAGAGGTGAAATAGCGAATGTCAAAATCAGTAGGCAGTAATGACCTTTCCATGAAAATGGGCATGGACCTGTCAGAATTTGAGCAGGGTTTTATAGATGCCAAAAAATCTTTTAGGCAGAATATGGCCCAGCTTAGGGGCATGAAGAAAGACCTAAAACTTAAAATGGATATTGACATAGCCAAGTTAGGACCGGCTGCTACGGAAACGCAAAAGCTGGCCGTGCGTGAACAGTACTTAACGCAGCAGATTACAGCTCAAAAGGCGTCTGTAGCATTGCTGAATGATCAGTATAGTAAGATGGCTTCCCTAAAAGGGGAAAATGATAGGGCCAGCAAGAAGTTACAGACCAGTATGCTATATGAACAAAGGTCCCTGGCCAATATGCAGAATGAGCTGCAACGGACTAAGCAGGCAGGTTCTTTGGGAGGCCTTAGAGGTGCCCTTGATACAGGAAGTGCCTTAGGACTTAATACCGGAGCTGCTGCTTCCATTGCATCGGCTGCGGCTTTTATCGGTCCGCAGGCTGCTTTAGTGGCAGGCTTAGCTGCAGTTACTAAAGGTGCTTTTGATATGACAGAATCCGCCACTAAAGCCGGTGATTCTTTGTATATGATGTCTAACAGGATGGGCATTTCAGCGCAGGATGCAGCTCAGCTTAGCCGTATGCTCCAATTTGAGGATGTCGATACGCAGGCTTTTACAGGAGCTATGATGCGCCTGGATAAACAGCTGCTTAATGCCGGTGAAAATGGTAACGCTATTACTTTAATGCTATCCCGTTTTGGCGTAAATTTAACCGATGCCAAAGGTAATTTGCTCCCGATGAATAAACAGTTAGAAAAGCTGGCAGAAGGTTATAGAATTGCTGCGGCTGCAGGGGAACAAGATGCTTATGTTACACAGATTTTAGGAACCAGAGGCATGGCCTTAATTCCTATTTTACAAAAGTATTCAGATGCTCAGGATATGGCTAATAAGGTAGCTAGCAGCGATATTCCCATAGATAAAGCCCATGAGCTAACCGAGCAGCATAAGCTACTTAATATGCAGGTAGGGAGCTTGGAAAAGGCTTTTGGAGCGGCTTTTATTCCTTTAGCTAATGAAATATTACCGGCTGCAACGGAAGCCCTTAAGAAGTTTGCTGACCTGCTTAATGATACTAAAAAGGCGGTAGATAGTAAGGATAGTAATAGTGGCTTTACCATTGGTAAAAGAATCCATGACAGCATAACAGAAGTTAAAACGGCTATGCATAATGGCTTTTTTAAAACACTGTTATACAATTATTCGTTTGGGAAAAATAAAGGTAATCCTCTTTTTGATTTAGAGGAATCTAAAGCTCAGGCCGAAAAGTTAGCTAAACAAGAAAAAGAAGTTTTGCAGCAAGTAGAAGCCAAAAAGAAAGCTGCTCAGCTGGGCGATAAGCCGAAAACATCTGAACAGGAAAAGAAAGAGCAGGAGCAGCAAAAAAAGATACAGGCTTTACAGCTCGAAACTTTTAAGCTTACGCATGACCAGCTTACTAGCCAGCTGCATGACTTAGATTTAAAAGCTGAGGCATACAGAAAAGAGGGCCAAAGCGAAAAGGATATAACCGCTTATGTGGAAGCAGAAAAGGCCAAAATCAGAGAGGAATTTCAAGCTAATACTCTGGACCGCCTTAATTCTATATATAAAACCGACTTACAAAATAGGTTGGACAGTATAGAAAAAGAAAAGCAGGCATATATCAAAAAAGGCGTAGATGAGGTGGAAGCAGATAAATGGGCGGCTGACCAGAAAAAGGCTATCACCCAGGAAGCAGCCTTAGATGTCATTAAGAAAAATAAAAAGCGCCTACTTGAATTGCAGGATGCCATGAAAGCGGACCAGGGAAGTGGTACCGTGTCCGGTATTGATCCTAAAACCGGCAAGATGCGTACCATTGACATTAACGGCCGCTCCGGCGGTACTGTTTCTGCCATTGATCCTGCTACCGGTGAAATGAGAACAATTAATATCCCTGGTACTACAGCGCAAAGCAGGGTAGAGGCCTTACAAGAAAAATATAGGCTGGAAGATCTTAAGGCTGCAGGTGTATCTCCCGACGATAGATATTCCATGTCAGCTATCAGCAAGCTTCTTGATATTAATAAATACAACAAGGACCATTTACTTGATGGCATTCTTACCAATGGTAATGTGTCAACGCCTAACAATGTTTTTGGTGCCCAATTCCTAAGCGGGATGGCTGCTCCAAAGGTAATCAATAATCAGCCGAATATTACGGTTAACATTGATCAGCCCATTGTTAGGGATAACGGGGATATATCCTCTTTAGCCGATATGGTCGCAGATAAGATACAGCCCGCTATCGAGCAGGCCTTAGGAGGTCAGGGCAATGGCTACTAAGATTGGCGATGTTCAAACGGTTGGCAAGGTAACTGACTTTGCCACAATTCCAGATGATAGGCAGCTAATACAGCCGCTAGTAGATCCTCCTTATAATGCTGCTATTGACAATGGCTATCACGAAACAGGCGATACCTATACTTTTTCGTGTGTTCTTTCCGTAGCTGATTTTGCCACGGTTAAAGGCTATTGGATAAACAGAACCAAGGTTACTGTAGTAAATGAGGATGGGGAAGCCTTAAGCAGCTGTCGTATTAGGATTTTAAGCTATAAGCCTAAGGAAGGCTTTGAAAAAACTTATAAGACCGTTTCTATAGGGATTTGGAGAGTATAAAAATGGGTTATCAAAGCTTTAATATTAACTTGCAAAGCAAAACAATATCGGATACCTTTTCAGCCGTCGCTACGGATGCTCCCACTATAGGCGCTAGCGTAGCTAGGACTATCTTAGGAGAGACTTTTTCTTTTGCGGTTGATAGTTATACCTATAATCCGGATAACGGCTTATACGCAATCCAGGGCAGCTATGACATGAACTCTAAGCTTAATGATGATATCGATGGCAGCTCTTACTCGGCAAGTGCTACAGCCAGCGAACTGTTAGGAAATTTTGCAGGGGCGATGTCAAAGACAGTTATCAGCGCCTTTGATAATTTTAAGCCAACCGGCATATTAGTACGTAACGGTTCAAGCTGGACTACTTACGAAAGCTTTGGCAGCATGCTTAATAAGGTATTCGGGTGGACGGGAATTATACCGACTACGATTGTCAATGTTTTTGAGCGTGGTTCTACAATCTACGCTATCCAGAGAGGTAAAGAGCCTGGAACAGCTATTGATATTACCGGATGGTGTAATAAAGCTGCATATAACTATCGTAAGATGGACCTGCTTTATAATGCTACCCATGATTATTACCTTTCGGGTGAAGCTATTGATACTAATACCGATGGCGACACTACAGCAACAGCTCCGGATACATTAATCTCCGGTCAGTTTACGGATAATAACGGCCAGCTGACACTAAGCTATACCAGCGGCCTTTTACGTACTGAATTGTTTAACAGCTCTGATGGTAATGTAACTTATACGACTACATATACCTATGGCACAAGCTATTATCCTCCCACGAATTTACTGCAAAAAGTTACTGAGAGAAAAGAAACCATAACGCCGGAAATTCCTGATCCTATAACTGAAAGTATGCTGCCTTATGACGTTGTTGATGAAAAGGATACCACGGCAACACTTATCAATACGGTAAGCATGAATGGAAAAGACCTTATAGAAAGTAATGAAACAATTACTACTATTTCAAAAGGCTATACAATAACTGCTACAGACGGGACAAAAGGAACAAGGGCGGATACTACGGAAACCCATACTAATAAAACTACTTATTCGGAAATTGGCCAAGGCCAGTGGAGCGTAGTAACTTATCGTGATGGGGCTCTTACGGGTTCTCAGATAGTTAACAATAATCCAGGTTGCAAGGCTACCCCTTATGCGGTAAAGAGCAAGTCAACCATGAGATCGTATCGTGGCGGCTATACCTTACCCGCTCGTGTAAAACTTCCAAAAAAATTTAATGGTAGCACTAATATTAATGTTTCTGATAGTGATACCTTAAGCCGTATTGTATCAGCTATCGAGGACTTGCATGGAAAGACACAGGAAAAGGTAACGCTTGAATACTATGGCCCTTCATTGATTGACTTTTTAGCTATGGTTATATACAAAGGCAATAGCTATTATCTTGATAGCAATAACATTATGTTAACTAAGGATAAACTTTGTCAAAGCTTAACCTTACTGAGGTGGTATTGATATGGGAATAAGAACTTTGGCCAATTACATAGCAACCAGGGTAAAAGGTAAAACAAGTACGCATGCTGCTTATCCAGCCGTGTACCATGGGGACTATGTTTACATGGATGGCCGTAATTATAAATGCGATGTGGCGGTAGATATTGAGCTGACCGATGGTGAATCTTGCTGGGTAGTACTTAATGACAATGGCAATACAGCCGTAATAGTAGGTAAATAATATGAAACTAGAATTGGTAACGGGCCTGGATGGCAGCAGGATAATTACAGAGAGTGGTATTAAATCACCTATTGGCAATAGGCATTTTGCCGTAGGTGAGGCTGTATGGGTAGATGGTTCTATTGTTTTTGGGAGTGAAAGAAATAGCCAGCCAGTAGTTATACATTCTACGGGAGATGGCGTAGATAATTTAATAACAATGTATTTGTACAATGATGCAAGCAATTTGAATCATATAGTTATATATGATGTAAAAAATGAGCAAATTTTAAACGACCTTACCTTAAATTTTACCTACGATATAGGCAACACATCGATGCGCTCTTTTACATATAACAAAAGATTTACTAAGCTTGCGATGTTGTACGAAGATTACACTACACGAGCTTTAACGGCTTATATTGTTACCGCATCAGGCTGCACCGTTAAAACGTTTGGCGGTTATATGTATGATGTAATGAGCTGGTACACATGTTACTTTGATGATAATGATAAGTTGATTAATAAGGTATTTATTAATGATTCTGGCAATAATCTAATACGCTTTATAACATATGTAGATGGTGTCGCTACTAACATAAGTGATATGACTAGCTTTATGGCAAGCACATTTGACAGAGCTTATAGTATTGCAAGTGCCGGTACATATTCGCTTACATCATCCGATGATGAATCATTTTTGACAAAGGGCGGAACGGTAGATGATTATACCGTATTTGAGCAAAGTACAAGCTTTGCAAATGATAGTTATACTGCTAGTACTGGAACAGCCAGCGGTCAAATCAGCATGGTTAATGATTATATATGTTTAGTAAATGCCGAATCGCTTGCAACAGCATGTCCCAACCATTTACTAGATACTAATTGTGCTAATGATGTAATAAAAACTTTGTATGATGCGACAAGCGCCAGTATTGTTATTGGTGACGAAACTAAAACCGAAAGAACGGCTCAAAAATGGAAAACTTATAATAGCGAGGTTTACGCTGGCGGTAGTGGCTATATTACGGCGTTAAGCGACGGAACAATTATGAGCATAGGCTCAACAAATCGTGGTGTTGGTGAGGGTAAGCAAGTCTATTTTATTGAAAATGGCAAAATAACATATACAGATACCAACGGCGCTGAAAGAGTAAGCAAACTAGATTTAATAATACATAGAAAAAATTATAAATTAACATGCTCTCTGGGCAATAGCGGAACTGGGAAAGACATTGGCAACACAATTGTTTTACAAAACGGTTTTAAACTTGTTGCAACAAGCTTAACACCATCAGGCGTAATGTTTGATGCTTATTTCGTTAACAATAATTTTAGGATACCTTATTATCCTAATGGCAACGTTGGACAAGTGTCGTGTAGTATTTTCCCAGATGCTGTACAAGCAACAACAAACAAAGTGCTGATATTAAGATATGCGGGCGTTGACTCCGGAGATAATGGGCAAACACTAAAATTATACAAAACAGATGTAAGCGTTGACGATGGTACAATTTTGCCGAACGGAGATTATATTTACAATTCAACCGTTTTGACAAAGACATTAAAAACCAAGGAATTAAATGCACTAATCGAAATGATAATTAAAAACAAAGATATACCTAGCAGCTAAATGGCTGCTTTTTTTATGCCCATTTTAGGAGGTGCAAAAAATGGCAATCACAGCAAAAAACGGAAGGATATACTGCCCCATTGGTGATGCCGACACGATAGCCTTCGAGCTAATTGGTATTGACGGAACAGCGTATACCCTTTCAGACGGCGAAATCTTAACCTTTGAGGTGAAGAAAACAAAAGATAGCGAAGCACTGCTTACCAAACAGGTTACGGCGCTGACAGACGGAGTGGCCCAAATAGATCTGACAAATACAGATACGGCTGCTTTAACGGCAGGCTTTTATTTGTACGGTTTTAGAAGCTCTCTCAATAATACATTAGTAATTGCCGGTGATTTTATCGTTGTTAAGGGGGTGGTAGCATGACAGTAAGACTTGTTGACCAGGCAAAAGTATACGTTAAAACACTGCAAACCTATCTCTGGGCGCAGATTAAAAACACACCTACCTCTATCAGCGGTTACGGCATTACTGATGCCTACACCAAAACTGAGGTAGATAAGATCATTACCGATTCCAAGGCCCTGGCCGTTACCAGCGTAACCGGAATAGATGCCAAAATTACCGTTATTACTAACAGCAAAGAGAGCAGCTTCACCATTGATAATGTTGCCAATGCGGTTAAGGCTGCCAAGGATGGCGCAGGTAATGTTATTGTCGATACTTACGCAACAAAGGAAGCTTTGGCCAATACGAATAAAAATGTGGCTGACAATGCTACAGGCATAACTGATCTTAATTCAGCCATGCAGCTTAAGGCACCTTTGGCCAGTCCGACTTTTACCGGCAAGGTTACTGTGCCGGCATTCATAAGGCACGTGCTTCATGTGCAGCGTGGCCATAACTGAACTGAAAGCTGTCCTCAGCTGAGTTGTGGTCATGGCAGCAACCGTGGTCCCTGACAGGCGTTTCTCAAACATTGGCCAAACACTGTCATGAATAGGTATTACACGGTTACGTCCGGCTGGTGTCTTACTCTGGCGGACCGTCAGGAAGTGCTGCTTAAGATTTATGTCTGACGGCCTGAGTTTCAGGAATTCAGCATACGGCCTCATGCCGGTGTAAATAAGCATCAAGATAATTTCCGCTTCCGGAAGTCCTGATCGGTACAGCTTCCTTATCTGCCGGACAGTAAAAGGAACACGTTCCTTGCGCTTACTATCTTTGCAGACTGTTACATAAAGAGAGTAATCCTTTTCCACAATATCGTTTTTCATAGCGTATTCGTACATCATGTGGAAAAGTGTCCTGACCTTCTTTTGCGTGGAATAGCCAGCATTAAGATTGTTGACCAGGTTTTGCAGGTCAGGAAGCTTGATAGTCTGGAATGGCTTGTCATATAGCTTTTTACAATGCCGGTAAGAGCTAGTGTAACCATTTCTGCCAGCTTCTGAAAGCACTGGCCAATGTTCGTCCCTGAACGAGCTGAAAACCTGCTCAAAGCTGATTTTAGAGCCATAGTAGTTAGGCGCTTTGTTGTAATGAACCAGAAAGGTAAGAGCTTCCTGGTAGCTTGCAAAATAACCAATGGCCTTCTGCTTGCCGTCAATGGTTTTCTTGACTACGAACGGACGGCGCCTGATACCGCTTAGCTGGTAAACAGTACCAAAATTGTTTGGTAATTTCATATAAACATCTCCTTTAATCTTTAATTATACACAGGAGGGAACGGAGGTAAAAATGGATCCTGAGAGAGTGCTGATGTGGGTAGGAATCATAGGGCTTGCCATTACGATAACAGCAGGAATATCTAAGATAGTGAGAGTGGTATTCCAGCAGGCCCAGCAGCTTTTAATATCACCGTTGACTTCTGAAATGTCCCACCTAAGTGAAAAAATAACGACCTTTGGCAACCAAGTAGAGAAATTCAGTGATGCCCTGACTAATGCCAGGGAGAGAATTGCTAAGGTGGAGGACAGTGCCAAGCAAGCTCATCACAGACTTGATGATTTAAGCAAAAGATTTGATGACCACGTGAACCGGGAAGGGATGTGATTCCAATGGGCAAAATTATTAAGCTGCTCAATAAGCTAGTAGAAAAGCTTACGCCTGCTCATGCATCCATGAAGTACATTGTTTGGTATGCCCTAATGCTGGTATTCAGCAGCGTTATATATCTGATAGCCTGGCTGTTTAAATGGTATATAGAAGGAAAACCAGATTTACCATCCTTGTTAGCTTTTATACATGAGATAGCATCAGCTGCATGGATTGCTGTTATAGGATTCTGCGCAAAGTATTTTATAGATAGGAATGCTGACGGTATTCCAGATGAGCTAGAGGGCAAAGGAGGTGATCATTGTGTACGGTAAGAAACGCGGAGGCTGCGGCAAATAAGAGGTATTAGAAAAGGCGTTACCTATTTGGTAGCGCCTTATTTAT